GTCTGCGAGCTTCTCTAGCTCATCGGCTACCCACGGGTTTGCGTCGTGAAAGGCTCGAAACTTGTCGTCTATGGTCTCGAATTTGCCGGTAGTCGTTTGCCATGCCGGAAATAATGTAGGTGCTTCGTAGGTGGTCATTCGGTCCCCTTGCTGAGTGTTGGATAGTTTGCCGCGTCCGTGTGACACTCGCGCGGATAGTTACATTTCGTCACGGCTAGTAGTGGTGCGGTAATACGTTCTAGAACGCTCAGCCAAGACGGTACGACATAGATCGCAGACCGGTTCGCCTTTGCGGCGGTGCCGGACAGCGGCGGCATAGGTGCCGCAAGGCTGTAGGTCTCTAGGCGGTCTACCGCGTTTGCGGTCTCGATATTCGCGGGCGCGTTGTGCATCATTCTTCGCCATCGGTTAGGACTGCACCGCCTGTAGTACGGATGTAGTCGGTAAGGATTTCGGCGTGTAGGTCCCGCATTACGGCGGTGTCTGCGGCGTACTGGTCGTTATTCTCGACCGCTAAAGAATGTACGTAGCCGAGTAGGTGCGAACGGTATTGCAGGAGAGCGGCGACTAATAGCCGCCGATCCCCTTCGGTAAATTCTAGCGGTGCGGTCATGCCGTCACCGCCTGAACCGTTGCGCTGCAACGCAACCGGGGAGCCATTGAATAGCTACCCAACGGGTAACAGTATTCGCCCTCGCTGTCTGTCTTAATACCTACGCGCTTCGGCTCGCCGTAATAGTTCAGCGTGACAAACTTCGCGGTACGTGAAACGACCGTAAAGCGGTAGACGCAATCCCAATCGCCAAGCGATCGAACCGCTAATTCCTGTCCTACCTCAAACTTGGTATTCATTGTCTCCCCTTCGGAGCTGCGGAACGCTTGCCGTCCCGATATGGATATTTAATCACATTGCGTCACGGTATGTCAAGTACCCTACGCCGCTACCGCTTCCCGCTTAGCCGCAAGCATCGCGGCGGCGTGGTCGCCAAGAGCGGCGGCGATCTCGAAGCTATGCGCACGCTCTAGCGCACTAATTCCGATCACCACAAATACGCCGTCTTCGCGAACAAATAGCCCGCCGAACGCGCTCCGGTTACCGCGCACTTCGTATACGTCGGCAAACGTTCCGGTCTTGCGGCTTTCGATATCTACGGTATAGCTGCGTCCTGCGATTTTGATACTTGCGGTGCTGGTCATTGTGTCCCCTTCGGAGCTGGTCGGTAGGGCTGTCCTTCCGATGTCCATTATCTAACTACATTCCGTCACGGCTGTCAAGCCTTTTCTTTACGGGCCTCTGACGTGGGGAAATACACCGGAAAACGCAAAATGGCCCGGCCACCCGTGAAGGTAACCGGGCCATTCGCGACCGGCTCTAATGGTATTAGTTAGCGGATGCTCCATTACGGTGCATACCGTCTATTCGGCGCGTGCAGGAATACGCGCCGTCGCTGAGCCGGAGACCTACGCCACCCGCGTAACCGTACAAATAACCGACGGCACCGCCGGGCGAACCGGACCCGTCCGGGTACCCGCCGCCAGTAGCCTCATACTCGAATCGGGAGACGACCATACAAGCTCTACATACTGACCAGCGGTAAACGTATAAACGAAATTCCACGCCGCGACGATGCGCCTAGCGGACTGCTCTAGGGTTACATCCGTAGCGGTACGGGCAACGTCGGTACCGTTAACACGTAACCAAATAGTCGCGTCGTCTTGACCGCCGTCTGTTTTATCTAGCTGCGCGGAAAACTGAACGTTATAGGTACCGGCGTTAGCGATCATGAGCCGCGACGTAGGCGACCCTACTGTTACGCCGTTGCTTTCTTCGGTCGTATTGAACCGGATAGGCGTAGCCGTATTTGCCGTGATTGTTTGCGTAGTCGAGTCGCTGAACGATCCGTAATAACCGTTCCACGTTGCGCCAGCCGGGCCAGTAGGACCGGAGCCGCCCGCAGCGACGATAACGGGACCGGCAGACCGTACGACAACATCCGAAGACGCCGACCGTACGACTACATCCGTAACCCGGACCGTCACGTTGCTACTCATCGCGTAACGTCGTAGTCGATACGGACCGGTCCCGCGAGGATCGTAGTTTTAACGGTGCCGCCGCCGCTGGTTTCCTGTAAATCCCATACGCCAGTTCCGATACTTAGCGCACCGGTCGTAGTCGCCGAAAGTGTGCAAGCAAACTGCCCGGCAGCGGCGTTCGTAATCGCACAAGTAAACGTAGCAATAGTGGAAGCCGCATCGGCAGTAGCTCGAATCTGCGCAGCATATGTACGCCCGGTGATATCTACCGGCGTGCCGTTAGATTCCTGCAACGTAACCGTGACCGTTTCCGTATCGCCGATACGAACCGAAATCGGATAGTAAGCCGGGGTAGCCATTACTTAGCCGACAGAACAGAAGCGGAACCTTTAACGCCGAGCGGCGCGGAGATAACCGACGTAAGAACCGACAGAACCGCAGCACCCGCCGCGATACCTGCGACGTTCTGCCAGTCAGCAGAGAACAGGTCGAAACCTTGCGACGCGCCTAACGCGAGTACGATCGCTTGCGCAGCGGATTTAAGCGCGCGTTCGATTGCGTCGCGTAGCCATTGAATATTAAACATTAGTTTTCTCCGGGTGTTGTTAAGGGTACTGCGGGTTCGTCTTCGTATTCGCGTTCGTCGTCGTCTAGATCGTCGTCTAGGTCCCATTCAGGATGCGGAAACGTTATTACTGCCATCGTCTAACCTCCATCGGTAAGCGTTCGTAAGATGTACGGAAAGCCATAGAAGCGACAACGCTACGAAACCGTAACGCGGCCCGGTCGTAAGCGAATAGGTAAGCCACGGTAGCGACATACAAGCCGCGACAATAAGCCATCCGTACCAGCGTTTACGTTTGCCGACGAGCTGAGACATAGCGAATAAGCCGACCAGCTCAAAAGCGAACAGTAGCCACGGCCACGTTTCTTCGGTCATTCGTCGTAGTCGTCGTCGGGTTCTGTATCGTCTTCGGGTTCGTAGATCATAATTCCCCATAGGACTTCGGCGTAACCGGCTAGGTCTACGATCGAGTCGCGCACTAGTTCGGCCGGGTGCATTTGCTCTAGACCGTAGGCAATGCGCGACAACTTAACCGCCGCCATAAAAAGCGCGCCTTCCTCCGGCGTCATTTCAATACCGGTAACTGCGCGGAAGATATCTACCGTACGGCCGTAGTCGATTGCGGGATGCGAATACACGTACTGCCGGTCGCCGTACACGAGCTTATGCGCATCGGCCGTGATCGAGTCCCACTTAATCGTTTCGGGTTCCTGCGTACCCATTGCCTACCATCCCTCTTTTTTACGGTCCGCGACCATGACCGGCGCGGAAAGTGTTATACCGCGCTCCGGTGTAACTAACCATAAAGCTTGCTGAGCTTGCTCCGGTCGGAAGTTACATACGGCCGCGTATTCGTCGTAGCCTTTAAGCGAACCGTTAACTATTAGACCTTGCTCCGGTGCGCTTATTAGTTGGTGCCAGTGGCCCATGACCATAGTGTCAAAGGTTCGCCCTTCGGCCGCGTAGCGTTGCGCCTTACGCGCAGACATTCGCATAATCGGAGACCATATACCGCCGATACCGCCGCCTCCCGTGGTCTGGTCGCCATGCGTTAGAAGATGCGTTACACCGTAAACCGGTACCCACGCGTCGGTTCCGTCGGGAATATCAAACGTTATAGAGTCGCTGCGTAACTGTCGGGCGAGCATATGCCCTAACAGATAGTCGAGATTATCGCGGGCGCGTTGTTTCGTTCGCGGCTTGCGCGTCAGGCGACCGTGATTACCGACCACTACGGGTACGTGAAGCTTGCCGAATTCGTCTGCGATTAGTTGTAAAGCTGCGGCTAACTGTTCTGACCAGTAGAGCAGAGAACCGAAAATAGTGTCTTCGTTTGTTTCTGCGAGGTCGTGCAGGTTGCCGGTAAACATATCGCCGCCGAGCATCACTACCGCACCGTCATAGGTGACGCCGGTTAGGTAATGCCTAGCTAGTTTTATAACGCCTTCCGCCCAACGTTCGAGCCGTTGCGTAGCTATGACCCGGTTATAGGCGTTCAGTCCGCCGACTTCGTGCGGGTTTACTACCTCGTCGAAATGAGTGTCGGAAAGCACCGCGACTAGTGTCGCGTGATGACCGCTACGCGGTTTCTTAGGTGCCAGCCATTTAGGCGGGCGCGTGTCCGCTGCGGTTATTGCGTCGTGAAAATCTAGTAGCCGCGTTAGTTCTTCCGTCTTTGCTTCGGACTGGTCTAACTGACGGCGTAGCGTTGAATTGTCGCGGCGTAGTTTCGCGTTGCGTCGTGCGATCGCGTCTACGTCTAGTGCTACTTCTTCTTCGTCTAGTTCGTCCCTAAACGCCACAACGTAACCGGTGCTTTCTAACTGCGTTGCCGGAGATATCTAGCCCGCGGTTATTCATTGCGCGTACGATCGGTTCCGTAGGTATTGCTTTATCTGCGAGTACGGTAGCGATTTCTGCGGCTTCGTTAGGGTCTAACTGTTCGAGAAGTACGCACGTCCGGCAGCGTTGCCCGGTTCCGCGGTTCTCTTTTTTTACTTCGTCTGCAAAGCTCATACCGTCCCCTTTCGGCGGCTTCACCATTTACGGCGGCCGCGGTGGTGAATGTTCTCGTGCCTATGTAGCTCGTCTGTAACTGCGTCGAAACGTGCGTCTACTTTGTCGTCTATTTTGTTTACTGACTTGTGCAGGTCTAGGAGTCGGTCGCGTACGTCGGTTACGAGTGCGCGCCCTTCGGCGTGTTGCGTTGTGTTCTCA